AATTTAGAAAAGATGCCATAGAAACTCTTAGCGACCCGGAGAGAGAATTAGCCATAGTATCCAAAGGTCTTGAAGATGCACTCGGACCTAAACGTATCCTAAGAGTATTAAAGCAATCTTTGGGTGTCCTCATAAAACTTAGTCCTGAGTTTGCAAAAGAAGCTCAAACACTCCTTAAAGGTCTAAAAGGTGGAAAGTTTTCAGTCGAGTCTTTTGGTGGAGTAATAAGAGAGAGAACCAGTAAGTTTGTTGACGCTTTGAATAAACAATTACTTGACGAGAAGTTTAGAACTATAAGACTTCCTGATTTAATTAAAAAATTAGATCGTAAGAGTAATGGCGCAATAGTAAAACTACTTAGAGAAATATTCTCGAAGACTACTGCTGAGCGCGGAGGCGCATTTGATACAGCCGCGCTAACTATCAAACTTCAAAAATTCCCACAAGAAATTCGTGCGATTTTTAATAGTGTCGCGTTTGAAGCTCAGAATTTAGATGTTGTTATCGACGAAGTTGCTACACGTATCCCCAAGAGATTTGTTGAACGTTTTAAAGAGTTTGCATCAAGTCGTAAGATTCTTGAAATTATACAACCTGATTTTGTTTCACAGTTTGTAGAAGGGCTCTCTGCTAAGGAAGAGGATCAATTTAAAATCTTAAGCTCATACCTTAAGGTATCTGATGCCCAAGTTAAGAAAAGTATTGACCAGCTCATAACCAAGATTCTTAGAGAAGTTCCAGGTGGAGCCGCAAAACTTAAATCTTTCTTTGCAGGATTGGCTCCCGATTTTACCGAAGGAGGAGTATTAAGAGGTGTAGAAGGATTTATACCTCCTAAAGCTGATAAGAAAAAGAAAAGAGACCCACTTGCAGCCGGGATAGTTGGTCCTGAAATAAGTGCCACAGATGCAACACTATTTGGGGTAGGAGTAGGTCTCGAGGATTTACGGACTAAATTCCTAGACTTTGGAGCCACTGCTAGAGAAGCTGTTGCAGGAATAGCCAACAGTCTATCGAATAACTTAACAAGCAGTATCTTAGCTTTGATTGAAGGGACCAAGAGCGCTAAAGAAGCATTCGCTGATTTCACAAAAGCAGTTGTCGCAGATTTGATTAAGCTGCTAATTAGAGCGATAGCTCTGAAAATTGTCTTTGCAGCGATTGGATTCGGAGGTGGCGCTCTAACAGGTCTTCCAGGTATCGCTGGTGGATCAGGAGGGGGAGATGCAGGAGGAGGATTACTAGCAGGAGGAATATTAGATAAAGGTGGTGGAGGATTCTTTAAGTCACTCGGGTTTGGTCGGGGTGGAGTATCTAGTAGGTCTATTAATCCTAGCTCCGCTGTCCCGTTGAGATCATTTGCAGGAGGTGGGATTGTAAACCAACCAACTGTAGCTCTATTCGGTGAGAGAAGACCAGAAGCATTCGTGCCTCTTGAGAATGGAAATATACCTGTCAAGATGAAGAGTGATCCATTAGACAGACAACAGAATGCTCAAAATATTACAGTTAATATTAATGCAATCGATAGCAAAAGCTTGAAACAAACACTCCAACGAGACAGAAGGTTGATACTTGATATCGTAAGTGAAACCCTTAGAAAATCACCGACAGGTAAGAATAGTTTCTTTGAGGCGCTAAGTGGTTAATAAAATCGCTATAACTGATGAGCTGTCTCCAGTAGGCGCACTCCCTGTTGATCCTTCCTTTGCTCTCGCAGGCACGATCTTTAGACCTGGGATAAGTCTGCAAACTGAGGGTGGTTATGCAATTACAAAATCTAAAATGTCACAACCGATTGAAACATTCCAGTTAGTTTGGGAAAATATTCCTCTTGTGGATAGAATATTACTCAGAGACTTTTATGATTCACACTTGGGGGTTTTAATACCTTTCCTTTGGTTAGGAATAAGATATCATTTCACAAGTGAACTTACAGGTCAAAAAATAAATCCAGGTGTTTATGTGCTAGCAGCAGGTATCAAAAAATTACCAACTGTTTGCCCGACTATTCACCCCACGAGTGTAATTGTGGAGGATCCTATGAAATTAATGACTCTGACAATGACGAGCACTAAGACAGCTCCTAATCGTTTAAATTTCACAGTTGAGCGAGACAAGTCTTTAGGAGTTATTGTCTTTGATTTTGCGAACGCTACGTTTGAGTTCCTAGAGGCCGGTGAATATGATATTTCACTTGCACACGAGATGACAGTGAGTCCTGTCATAATCAGCTGTAGAAAAGACACAGTAGAAATTAAAAGATTTCAATGTGAGAATCGTGTTCACTTTCAATTCTCTCACCAGTTTGCTATTAACGAGAAGCTTGATTTTGAAATTATATCAGGCACAGTAGACACTGGAAAGGCTTTAGAGTCTGCATTATTTATTAAGCAGACATCGACGCAAGTGTTGTGTGAGTTATAACCTGTGATCACTGTCATAAAACTTATTTCTTGAATATAAGTTTTATCAGGCGGTGTTTCAGGTGCTTAAAACTTTGCTGTTTTGAATGTAGGAATCTAAATAGAGACAGATGGGAATGTAACAATCATAAGTGAGAAATTTACCATTTGAGTTTATTGCAAGAAAGAACAAGGTTAATAATCCAGACGCTTGGATATGGCTACTTCAAATCCAGACACAAAACGATGATTTTTTTCTCCTTACCTCTGATAACGTTTGCACAGAATATAAGGGCGAGATATATGATCCATATGATTTAGAAGTTGGAGAATTGTCTCTAAGTTCTGATGGTGATCTTCCTGAGATAAGTATTGATTTAAGTAATCACAATCAACAAATCGCAGCATTTGTCGAAGCGAATGATGGTCTTATAGGAAACATAATAAACATAAAATTAATCAATTTAGAAACTCCATTTGCTGAGGCTTACGAAGAAACGTTGGAGGTAATTGAGTGTGACATCGGAAAAAGGATTAGTTTTACGTGTTCGTATTTCGCTATATCTAGTCGCGGGTTCCCAGGTTTATTCTACCTTCGAGATTTCTGTCGTTGGGAGTTCACTGGGGCTGAATGTCTTGTCCCCGCATCTGTCGTTAATCCTGGAGAAACGTGCACAAAACGAAAAGAAGGCAATCTCGGATGCGAGTTCTGGGGAGATAGAGAAGTAGCAGCAACACTCCCTAGACAGCACCCCAATCGTTTCGGAGCGTTTCCTACGATGCCAGTAGGATTTATCTTTGAGGTATAAATGGGTTTAAGGTTTGAAGATGTATTTGCACCGGGTGTGAATCCTTTTGATGTAGGGTCACCCCTTGCTGGCAATCGTGAAAATAGAGTTAATGTCGCAAAGCTTCTCACCGTAGGGCCTGGAACTCCCATCCCTCTAATTTATGGTAAAAATAAAGTTTCTGGACAGATTATCCAAGTAGCCGCAACTGATCAACCAATTGTCGGACAGCAAAGAATAAGCATTCTAGTGGCTTTAGGCTTTGGTCCTCTCAGTCAAATAGGAGGTCTTACTACGTTTGAGCAACCCCTCGGCAATAGTCTCGCAACACTTGAAATTGATAATAACCCTAGCACGGATTTTAAAGACTTAGACATATCTATTCGACATGGAAATCTAAATCAGTCTGGCCTCCCTAATACAAAGCAACTCTTATCACAGCTTATCATAGGCTTACCGCTTTTAATCTCAAACGTCTTTCAAACTATCGCATTCACCACAATCAATAATGTATACTTTGTGCAATTTAATATATCATTTGCTGGATTATTTCTCTTCAATGATGCTGGACCAAGTCCTGCAGGGATGAATATTCAATACAGATTCAAAAAAACTACTGATGCTGTATTTGGTCCTTTTGTAGTTTTTGTAGTAGAAGGACAGACAGAGGGAGACTTTATAGCTACTCAGCGTAGCGATGTTCTCTCAGGAATTGATAAGTATGATTTTGAAATCGTAATTTTAAACCCTAGACCCGCACAACTCTTAGTGACCGCAGGATCAGCATTCAATCCTATTTTAGCATCAGTTAGTGAGTTCGGGGGATTTGATTTAGAGTATCCACTCATAGCTTTGCTTGAATTACACTCGCTCATAACACAGGAGCTTAATAGTTCCTCGCCAAAATCAATCACAGTCGATGTTCAAGGGAGATTTGTCCCTGTATGGACAGGCACAGTTCTTAATAGTCTCTTTTCAAATAATCCAGCTTGGGTTGCCCTAGATTTAATACTCAATACTTTTTTTGGATTAGGTAACTTTTTTAATGTCGATAATGTAAACTTAGATTCT